TTACGGGGTAATGCCAACCGCTGCCGCCACTTTGTCGCCACTTGGCAGCGTTGCCAGAGGATTGAAACGGAGCGCCGTTTCCAGATGATCCGGTGCCAGATGTGCGTAACGCATCGTCATTTTTATATCGTGATGTCCGAGAATTTTTTGTAAGGCCAGGATGTTTCCACCCGACATCATGAAGTGCGCCGCAAACGTATGGCGCAGAACGTGTGTCAGTTGACCGCGAGGGAGCACGATAGACGTTTTTTCCATCACGGATAAAAATTGAAAATAGCAGTCTGTGAAGAAATTGAACCCATCAAGCGCCATGATCTCTTCGTAAAGCTCTTTACTGATAGGGATGCTTCTGTTTTTCTTCCCCTTCGTTCTTACAAAGGTAATTCGGTATTTGGTCACCTGTGAGCGGGTAAGATTTACGGCTTCACGCCAGCGTGCGCCTGTGCTTAAGCATATCTTAACTACCAGTGCCAGAATTGGGTCCTGACGTTTGCAATCAGCCAGTAATTCAACAATCTGCTCATGGGTAAGCCATGCCATCTCTTTTTCTGCGATGGTGAATTTTCGCATGTTCTCCAGTGGGTTCGGATACGACCATTCGCCCAGGCGGGATAGTTCGCTAAAAACACTACTTAGATAGCTTTGCTCCAGGTTAATGGTGACCGGGCTTGCTCCTTTCTTCCATTTCTCGCTGAAGTAGATCTCTCCTGTCAGGCGTTTATCTCGATAGTGGGCAAACATTTTAGATGTGAGATCGGTTGCAAGGGGATTGCCCAGAGCGTCAACCATTAACAGCAGTTTGTCATAGACATGCTGGCCAGCTGTCAGAGATTTACCATGTAGTTTGAACCATAGTTCAACCACGTCTTTCAGTGTTCGACGATCCACTGATTCACCCAGCCAGGGCTTTGCTTCGGTTTCTTCCATCGTGTGACGCTCAAAAGCCAGAGCTTCGCCTTTGGTGGCGAATTGTTTACGCACACGACGTCCACTACGTCCGGCGGGGTAACATTCGCAAAGCCATTTTCCTGTGGTGAGTTTTCGTACTGCCATAAAAAAGCCCTCATATCAGAGGGCTAAATTTAACTGTATATACAACCAGTAATCAATGTGTGATTACTATGAAACATACATTGCTAAGCAACATGCAGTTCATCGTTGGCGGAAGTTGCTGCTTTGCGCTCTTGCTCAATCGCCAGTGACTCTCTATATTCTTTCGCTTCCGCAAACATTGTCCATTGTGCGTTGATGTTCATATCTTCAATAACAGACTTAATTTCTTTAATATTTACGTTGAAAAACTCTTTTCGTGAGTTAATTTTATTGACCTGTTTTTCGTTGAAGACTTTATGCAGATGATTTTCTAATGATGGTGCATCATCACTATAAATCATCGCATGAACATCGAACGAAAAAGGAACACTAGCATCACCGAGTTCACGAACACGATCAAGTGGTTCAAGGCGGCGTGTCATTCCAATTTTATATACATCTTCGCCAAATGAGCCAATATTACTAATTATATAAACGTGGCCTGATCTAGTTTGTTGAGCCATAGAAATAGCTCGTTGGTTTTTAGCTTCAGCTTCTTCATATTTTAACTGTAGTTCAGCTATTTTTTGCTCTAAAGCTAAGCGTTGTTCTTCATTTGCAAGCATAAGCTCTTTTGTTGCTTTATTTATAGCTTGCTGAATAGCTTTCTCTTCTTTTTCAGCTTCTTTTATCGCTTTTTCATACTCCCTACGAGCTCTTTCCTCTTCACGAAGTTGTTCTTTAATCCTTCTTTGCTCTTCTTTTTCTTCGAGCATAATTTCATTAACTGCAACTCCCCATTTTAGCTCGTTGAGTCGAGCTTGAAGATAGATGTCACTTATTTTTGCGGACCTAAAGGCAGAACCATTGTAATTTACAAGTTGAAACGCATCTTTTATCTCTTGGGAAAGTTTTCCAAAATTGTTGTGTTTGACTTTTGATAAAATACTGTCAACTCTTCCATTGAAGGCATCTAAAACAAAGTTGATAGCAGTATTACGCCTGTTTTGTTCAACATAATCACACGAAGCAGCTTTATTAGTTTTTATTAATGATTTTGTTAACTCCCTGGCTTTTTGTAATTCCTTACCTGCATCTGTAAACTCATAATTTTCTGCCAATTCATCGAGAACGCTACGGTTAGGGATGATCCATTCATCACCATAACCTTCAATTTTATTTTTCATTGATTTGGCAACTGCTTCATATTTTTCTGCAAACTCTTTAGCTTCATATGCTGAACCAGCAATCTCTTTTGCTCTTTCTTCTGCATCGGAAATAATTTTCACTGCATTGTCATTAGCATTTGAGATCAGCTCATTTGCTTTACTATTGGCATTATCAAGACGTTCTTTAGCTTTCAGGCGTGCATCGCGAGCGTCTTTAGTAATTGCTATAGCTTCGCTATTAGCGTTGCTTATTTTTATCTGAGCTTGATAATTTGCTTCGTTTACTGTCTTAGCAGCCTTTATTTGGGCTTCTTCTATTTTTTGCCTGGCTATTGAGTCTGCATTTTTTATCTTATTCTCTGCTTCCATCACTGCGCTGTGCAATTCTACGTATTGCCATAATGGCGCAGCTCGTCCTTCAAGCTCTGATAGATCTCGTACAGTCTGTGCTAATTCTTCTTGATTTTCTTTCAGTTGGTTGGAAAGGGCTATGTTGTTAGCTGTCAAGGTATTTATAGCCGCTTTATGTTTTTTGCTTTGCTTAAATAATATTACAGCTAGAATGGGGGCGAGAAATGCTAATAAGAATATAACGATGGAAAATGAATTCATTTTTAAATCCTTTTACTATATTAATTTGAAATTATTGTACTTCTTATACAAGCAACTACTTCAATATCAGAAAATGCACATTCAAAGCTATTCTCTGTACTTGTAATTTTAATCATACCTTTTGGAAGCTTTGTGATTTTTCGAATGGAATAGGTTCCGTCGATGTTGATTAACCAGTGCCCATCAAGTACTTCAGAAAATTTTTGATCACAAATGTATGTGACGAGCCCATCCTGAATAACAATTGGTGATGAAAGATTTGCAGGAAGAAATGATGAATCGAAGACATATGAACCATCTTCAATCATTTTGCCTGCGGTAAGGCGAAACTTGGCAAGCTCTTCTGTAGCTGCTGTCAGCGAGCTTTGCTTAAGGCCTTGCCCGGTGGTTAACCATTTCAGTGAGGTTCCTGTTTCAAGAGCACATTGGATTATCCAGTCTGCAGGAAACGTATCCCGCAAATACCTGTTCGCCAGAGTGCTTTTTGATACTTCCAAGTGATCAGCTAAAGCCTGTCGTGTCGTAAAGCCATAAGCTTCGACTAATCGCTCAATCGCAGCCTTACCACCTTTATTGGGATTTATTTTGATCTCATTTGGGTACTTTGATGTTGACATATCTCTTTTGCGATCCTAGTATCAATTTTGTCCCCATTTGGGTACTTATCACGATTACTACAGGCTCACCACAAGCCAATAGGAGATGTTGCATCATGACCCCTAACATTTCAATAACTCTGAATACGCCACATGTCACAATTGAGCGTTATAGCGAACTTACTGGTCTTTCTATCGACACCATCAACGATATGCTGGCTGATGGTCGCATCCCTCGCCATCGCCTTCGGAAAGACAAGAAAAGAGAAAAGGTAATGATCAACCTTGCTGCTCTTACCGTTGATGCACTTACTGATTGCAATGTTGTATTCAACTAGTTCCATTTTGGGATACATCAGGGGTGTCGACTATGTTTGATTACCAAGTTTCCAAACATCCACATTTTGACGAAGCCTGTCGTGCATTCGCACTGCGCCACAACCTGGTGCAACTGGCAGAACGTGCAGGCATGAATGTACAGATTCTGCGGAACAAGCTGAACCCAGCTCAACCTCATTTATTAACCGCACCAGAAATCTGGTTGCTTACCGATCTGACTGAAGATTCAACGCTGGTAGATGGCTTTCTGGCACAGATTCACTGCCTGCCATGTGTACCGATTAATGAGGTGGCAAAAGAGAAACTGCCGCATTATGTCATGAGTGCAACCGCAGAGATCGGGCGTGTTGCTGCAGGTGCGGTATCCGGCGATGTAAAAACCAGTGCAGGTCGTCGTGATGCTATCAGCAGCATTAACTCTGTAACACGGCTGATGGCGCTGGCCGCTGTTTCATTGCAGGCCCGTTTACAGGCTAATCCTGCGATGGCGAGTGCAGTTGATACCGTTACTGGCCTCGGTGCTTCATTCGGTTTGCTGTGAGGTGCTTATGCTGACGAAAGAACCATCATTTGCATCGCTGCTGGTAAAACAAAGCCCGGCAATGCACTACGGTCACGGCTGGATCATGGGGGAGGATGGTAAACGCTGGCATCCGTGCCGTTCACAGGATGAATTGCTGGCAGAACTATCTACGAAAAAACGGGGGAACAAATGGCTATTGAAGGCGCTGCAGCAACTGTTCCATTAAGCCCCGGTGAACGCCTGAATGGACTTAATCACATTGCGGAGTTAAGGGCGAAAGTATTTGGCCTGAATATTGAGTCAGAGCTTGAGCGGTTTATTAAAGATATGCGTGATCCACGGGATATCAATAACGAACAGAATAAACGAGCACTGGCTGCCATATTCTTTATGGCAAAAATTCCAGCTGAACGTCATAGCATCAGCATTAATGAGCTGACCACTGACGAAAAGCGGGAGTTGATTAAAGCAATGAATCATTTTCGTGCAGTGGTGAGCTTATTTCCCAGACGGCTAACCATGCCGAATTAACCAACTAATGAAATTAATGGCGTAAACCCGCCGGGTATCCCTTTATCTAAATTCAGGAGAATTGATTATGCGTAATATTGAAACCCTCAAGACTAAAACCGGACCGGATGATGCAGGGCTTAATATTTTACTGACAGAGGCTCGTCTGGAAGAACGCCGGGCAAGGGCTGAAGCAATGGCAGCTCGCCTTGATAGCCTGGCGTGTCATATCACATCCCGCCAGCTAAACCACGTCGAAGCAGCAGAACTACTGCGTGTAACTGCTGAAGCAATCCAGAACGAAGCGCAGGAGATCCACTAATGGCTGATGCAATGGATCTCGTACAGCAGCGCGTTGAAGAAGAACGCCAGCGCCATATCCATGCTGCCCGTGCCAAAACGCCGGGCGTGTCCCGCGTGCTTTGCATTGAGTGTGAAGCGCCAATTCCGCCAGCACGCCGCCGCGCCATTCCAGGTGTGCAGCTTTGCATTACCTGTCAGGAAATCGCAGAGCTGAAAGGCAAACATTACAACGGAGGTGCTGTATGAGCACCATCCTGAAATGGGCGGGAAATAAAACCGCCGTAATGCCCGAACTGAAAAAACATCTTCCAGCTGGCCCGCGACTGGTTGAACCTTTCGCGGGTTCCTGTGCTGTGATGATGGAGACGGATTATCCCAGCTATCTGGTTGCGGATATTAATCCTGATTTAATCAACCTCTATAAAAAGGTTGCCGCTGATTGTGAATCGTTTATATCTCGCGCCAGAGTTTTATTTAAGGAAGCAAACAGGGAGGTGGCTTATTACAACATAAGGCAGGAGTTTAATTACTCAACTGAAATTACTGATTTCATGAAAGCGGTATATTTCCTGTATCTCAATCGTCACGGTTACCGTGGGTTATGTCGCTATAACAAGAGCGGGCATTTCAACATTCCCTACGGTAATTATAAAAATCCGTATTTCCCTGAAAAAGAAATTCGCGCATTTGCAGAGAAAGCCCAACGAGCAACGTTTATCTGCGCCAGCTTTGATGAAACGCTGGCGATGTTGAAGGCGGGGGATGTGGTGTATTGCGATCCGCCGTATGACGGTACGTTTTCCAGCTATCACACTGATGGTTTCACTGAAGATGACCAGTATCACCTGGCATCCGTTCTTGAACATCGGTCATCAGAAGGACATCCGGTCATTGTTTCTAACAGTGACACATCCCTGATCCGTTCGCTGTATCGCAATTTTACTCACCACTACATCAAGGCAAAACGCAGCATCGGCGTAGCAGCTGGTGAGAGTAAATCTGCAACAGAAATCATCGCTGTTTCTGGGGCGCGCTGCTGGGTGGGATTTGATCCTTCGCGTGGCGTGGATAGTTCTGCCGTGTACGGAGTGCGTGCATGAGCCATGCTGATATGAACAACTGCAGCGGCTTTAACGAGGCCGCCGCAGCATTCTCATGGAACAGCCCGAAAAAGGCGATTAACCCTTATCTGGACCCGGCGGAAGTTGCGCCGGTTTCTGCGCTTTCAAACCTGATCACTCTGTACGCTGCCGATAACAAGCAGGAACAACTGCGCCGCGAGGCACTGAGTGATCAGGTCTGGGAGCGTTATTTCTTTAATGAATCCCGTGATCCTGTCCAGCGCGAAATGGAGCAGGATAAGCTCATTAGCCGGGCAAAGCTGGTGCATGAGCAGCAGCGTTTTAATCCGGACATGGTCATACTGGCGGACGTTAACGCCCAGCCTTCCCATATCAGCAAGCCGCTGATGCAACGTATTGAATACTTCAGCAGCCTGGGCAGGCCAAAGGCTTATTCCCGCTATTTGCGTGAGACGATTAAACCATGTCTGGAACGACTGGAGCATGTACGCGACAGCCAGCTATCTGCATCTTTTCGTTTTATGGCAAGCCATGAAGGGCTGGACGGCCTGCTGATCTTGCCTGAAATGAGTCAGGCTCAGGTGAAGCGCCTGTCTACCCTTGTTGCCGCGCATATGAGCATGTGCCTTGATGCAGTTTGTGGTGATTTGTATGCCACCGATGACGTTAAGCCAGAAGAAATCCGCAAGACATGGGAAAGGGTGGCGGCGGAAACCCTGCGTCTGGATGTCATCCCTCCTGCGTTTGAGCAACTCCGCCGGAAAAGAAACCGCCGTAAACCCGTACCCTATGAACTCATTCCGGGTTCGCTGGCGCGTATGTTGTGCGCCGACTGGTGGTATCGGAAATTATGGAAGATGCGTTGCGAATGGCGGGAAGAGCAGTTGCGTGCTGTTTGCCTGGTCAGCAAAAAAGCATCTCCCTATGTCAGCTATGAAGCCGTGATGCATAAACGTGAGCAGCGCCGTAAGTCGCTGGAGTTTTTCCGTTCTCATGAACTGGTGAACGAAGACGGCGACACGCTGGATATGGAGGACGTGGTAAACGCCAGTAGTAGCAACCCGGCGCATCGCCGCAATGAGATGATGGCATGTGTTAAAGGTCTGGAGCTTATCGCGGAAATGCGCGGTGACTGCGCCGTTTTCTACACCATCACCTGTCCGTCACGTTTCCATTCCACGCTAAATAACGGCAGGCCCAACCCGACTTGGACAAATGCGACGGTAAGACAAAGCAGTGATTATCTGGTCGGCATGTTTGCTGCATTTCGTAAGGCGATGTACAAAGCCGGATTGCGCTGGTATGGCGTGCGGGTGGCTGAGCCGCATCATGACGGTACAGTTCACTGGCACCTGTTGTGTTTTATGCGCAAAAAAGATCGCCGCGCCATTACTGCTTTGTTGCGTAAGTTTGCCATTCGTGAAGACCGCGAGGAGCTGGGTAATAACACAGGACCACGCTTTAAGTCTGAGCTGATAAACCCGCGCAAAGGTACACCAACAAGCTACATCGCGAAATACATCAGTAAGAACATTGACGGGCGTGGTCTGGCTGGCGAGATCAGCAAGGAAACGGGTAAATCTCTGCGTGATAACGCTGAATACGTTAATGCCTGGGCGTCTCTGCATCGTGTTCAGCAATTCCGCTTCTTTGGCATTCCGGGGCGTCAGGCTTACCGTGAACTGCGATTGCTGGCTGGTCAGGCGGCAAGGCAACAGGGTGACAAAAAAGCAGGTGCGCCGGTACTGGATAACCCGCGCCTTGATGCCATTCTGGCTGCAGCTGATGCTGGTTGCTTTGCCACCTACATCATGAAGCAGGGCGGCGTACTGGTTCCCCGTAAATATCACCTCATCAGAACCGCTTATGAAATCAACGAAGAGCCGACCGCCTATGGCGATCACGGTATTCGTATTTATGGCATCTGGTCACCCATTGCAGAGGGCAAGATCTGCACTCATGCAGTGAAGTGGAAAATGGTCCGTAAAGCCGTTGACGTTCAGGAGGCGGCAGCCGACCAGGGCGCTTGCGCCCCTTGGACTCGTGGCAATAACTGTCCCCTTGCTGAAAATTTGAACCAACAGGAGAAAGATAAATCAGCTGATGGGGGCACCAGAACGGACATTACCCGCATGGATGACAAGCAGTTGCACGATTACCTGCACAGTATGAGCAAAAAAGAGCGCCGGGAACTGGCAGCAAGGTTACGCCTGGTTAAACCGAAACGGCGTAAAGACTACAAACAGCGAATTACAGACCATCAGCGACAGCAGCTCGTCTATGAGCTGAAGTCCAGAGGATTTGATGGTAGCGAGAAAGAGGTCGATTTACTCCTTCGCGGCGGCAGTATTCCGTCAGGAGCAGGCCTGCGTATCTTCTATCGGAACCAGCGTTTGCAGGAAGATGATAAGTGGCGAAACCTGTATTAATTACGCGGGTTAACAATTCGTGCTCTTAATAATACCAGGCATATCAGGCTGATGAACGTAAAAAAACGTTTTACATCAGTAAGATTATTATATACTGTAAATATAAACAGTGGTTATATTTACAGTATTGCTTTGGTGTCATAGGAGGAAAGATGCAGGACTATTTTTTGGAGTCTTTGAAGCTCCAGCGCATTGATTTTTTTCTTAAGCTTGTAGCGGCTAGTGAGTGTAGTGATGAAGAGAAGGGGCTGGCTTTGCAGTGGGTTTCTGAACTAACAGATGAACTCATGGCAAAAATCAGAACCCACGAATACAACCGCTCAATGGATGTCATCAGTTGAGGTGACTTTTTATGCGCATTGAAATAATGATCGATAAAGAGCAGAAGATTAGCCAGTCTACCCTGGACGCCCTTGAATCCGAGCTTTACCGCAATCTGCGTCCTCTGTATCCCAAAACGGTAATTCGTATCCGCAAAGGTAGCTCTAACGGTGTGGAACTGACCGGATTGCAACTGGACGAAGAAAGAAAACAAGTGATGAAAATTATGCAGAAGGTGTGGGAAGACGACAGCTGGCTGCATTAAGAAACGTTGCTGGCGTCTGAACTTGCTTCTGGCGTCAGCAAGGTTGAACAACGAGCTATGCGAGGCGTTAGTGTCAATTTGTTACCTTAACCACTATATATGCCAGGAAATTAACAGTTCTTAAGAAACAGCTTGCATGATCGAGCGCATTGAACTTAAGTTTAAGTAACGCAATCAACAGATGATATTGTTGTCTAAATTTTAAAGATAATCTGTTGAGGTTGTAGGCGTCGGAGTGTAGACTTCCGCGCCATGTGAAAAGGGGGAGTTATGTCAAGCATCGCCGCATTTAGCCTGGGTAACCCAGTTGAACGTCTGGCAAGGGTTCTTAAAGAGAACCAGGACAAACTCAATCTTAGTAAAGATGGTTTTGTGTCCGTAGACTTGTCTAACAAAAGAGCAATGGATGCCATCAAGGCACAGATGGATAAGCTTGAAGGCATCAAAACGAGCACTGTAAAAGAGAAAACTAATAGAACCAGATAATGGCAACATTACTTTTAGCAGTGATTTTGGTTAGTGGTTTTATTTATGTAAACCTATCACTTTCAACAAGATACCGATATAAGCGTTCCAACGGCTGGGACGCTTATTTTTTTGTGGCTGCCTGGGGTATCGTTTTTTTTCTCCTTGGCGGTTTTTTCACCTTTATTTTGAACGTCAGCGGAGGGTTTCGTTGGCTGGCTAATGCCTTGAATCTAACACCTGACAGTTTTAATGGCATGTTGTCTTCATCGAAAGACAAACTTCAAAGAATAAATGAAATCAAACAGATAGCATGGGTTATGATTTCAATTGTCCTCGCTGCGATTTCAGGTTTTGGAAATAAGTTACGCACATCACGTGGAGATCGTCGCTGGGATGCCTTAGCTAAAGCTGTAGGTAATAACGCTTTCGAATCATTACTCATGGAAGCGTCCGCAAGACAGTTTCCGATCATAGCAACTCTGTCGTCTCGCAAAATCTATGTTGGTCTTGTTACTTGTCCGGCGTTAGAAAACGGGCTTTCAGAGCACCTTGAACTTCTCCCGATGTTAAGCGGATATCGGGATAAAGATGATCTAACGATTAGTATCACGACTAACTATCACCAACATTATCTTGATAGTGGTGTGATAAGTGGAATGTCTCGGCTTAATATCGAAGATTTCCGTGTGCTCATACCAAAAGATGAGGTTGAAACAATTTCGTTTTTTGATACTGAGACATATAACAAATTTAAAGAAAATGAAGCCAGGGATAGAAAGAACTGTCGAAAGATTGATAGTAAAAGTGCATCTTCGCGCAGCAAGCGTGCAGCAGATGCTGAGTCAAATGATCGTGCATGACTATGCTGCATGAGATCGCATGATCGTTTGAGGATCGTTTTTGCTAGGGCCCGCCAGAATTGGCGGGCTTTCGCGTAGATCATGCACCTGCATGAAAACTACTACATAAAGCGGGCAGGCGTGGCGGGGATACGAGCGCGCGCAACCTGATTTGATTGAGAAAGTTTGGCTAGTCTTCTGATAAGTCGGAGGTCATGTGATGGGTTACTGTAGTAGAGGGTAATATCAGAAGAGGGTTTTGACTTGAGGTGTAGTTGCAGTATTATAAAAAGAAAAAGGATCTTTCTTATGTACAGATTGTGGGTTTTATGGGGTTGTATCTTTGTTCTTCTACTTATTATCATGGGGTGCATTCCGTTTTCACCGTTTGAAAAATGGTGGTTTATAGTTAATTTCATGTCAAATGTAAGCATAATTCGTGCTTTTCTATCAGTATTAATACTATTTTTAGTTGCTTATATCTTGCTGGTCGGTGCATTTCATCAAAGATATTCATTGAGATTGGAGCAACTTAGTTTTGGTGGTATTAATATTTTACTAAATAAGTCTGATCTTCTTTTTAAAAAGAGCGTAAAAAATTATCTGGATACGAAGCGAACATTATTTAAATTTGATCCGAATTATGACTCAATTGAAGAAGTTTTAAACTCATATTATGAGTGCTATAAATTCATTAGAGATGAAATGAAATTACTAGATGTGAAGAAAAAAAGAGATAAAAAACTGTATTTACTTTCAAATGAAATTTTGAAAACGTTAAACTCTTTTTTAACAAAGCATCAAAATAATTATCGGAGATGGCATAAATATGTTTCAGATAATGATAAAGTGACCACAAAGGATAGAGACCCTAACGGCGAATTTATATCACTGCCGTATCATTTAACCCCTATAAGTACTATACAAAAGCATTATTATCATTTTAGTCAAGTATTGGAAGGTTTTAAAGAAGTAAACGATTTCTTCAATGATAAGGTAGTCAAAGAGTTTGATATAAATGTTGATAAATGGAGTGAATAATGCATAAGACGTTTCTTAGTTATCATCATGCTAACGAACAAGATCTCAAAGATGAGATTATTGATTTATTCGGAGGAGAATCGTTTATTGATAAGTCGGTAAGTGATGGTGACATTAGTACAACTAACACTGATGAAACAATAATGAGGACTATTCGTGAGGATTTTTTAAAAGACTCAACGGTTACTGTCGTTCTTATTGGAACGGAAACCAAAAATCGTCCATTTATAAACTCTGAAATTCAAGCATCACTCTGGGGAGAAAACTATAATGGTCTAATTGGTGTTATCAGAGATGAAATTTACGACAGTGTGTTTACTCCTGCAGTATGTGCAGATCCATCATGCGGATGTTCTATAAGTCTAAGAACGCCAGGTTGGGGATATGATTATTATTTGCCTTATCTGGTTAGAAAGAATCATGTTTATGAAAAAACAGTTCCCCATTATAATGACTCTGACGTATATTGTGCATTGGTAAAATACTCTGTCTTTATTAAAAATCCTGAGTATTATATTGATCAGGCATTTAACAAGCGTAAGTTGATGGAACCAGCTGCCAAACGAAATCCATCGGATGTTCCTGCAATTCGCAGCTCATCAATTTTTAACTGGTAATAAGAGGGTGCATAAACATTATGCACCCATATGCTATTTTTTAACTTTGGAGAGAATATGGTAAAAAATTAATAATTGTGTTTCCTATCCATTGATTTAATTGTTCTATACGTTTTTGTAAGGGGATAAGTTCGTTACGAACAAATACATTACTTGCCTTCTCCACATCCCCAAACCCCCCAACATTATTCGGCATAATACCCATCATTTGTGGCGGTACACGGTGCGCCGCCATCATGTCATCACGGCTGACGTTCTTGATATTCAAAAACTCATCCTTCGCCGCGACTTCTGACAACGGGATGATCTGAAGTCCGTCCTTTTTGCCGTTTGGCGAGTACATAAATAGGTTACGGAAGTTACCAGGACCTTTGGCACTTTTCATCGCGTTGCGGAGGTTGTTTACATCCTCCTGGTTCTGCGCGGCGTCGGTCATATACATGATGAAGCCTGCATGACTGCCGTTAATGTAATACTTGCGGCGGAACAGCGTGGCAGACTCGTTGAGCAGGGCGGATGGAATAGCAGAAAGATAACCGGGCAGGCCGTAGATTTCCTGGTTGATGTCCGGTTCCATCAGATGAAAGATGCTGCCTTTCGTGAACTGATATGGCTGGGTGATCATACCGTATTGCACAAACCAGTAGGTATCCAGGTCTAACCCGCGTCGGGTGTATTTTGCCAGAGCAGGCTCAAGGGCGATAACTTCACCGAACCGGTTCGTGCGTTTCTCCAGGTAGGCGTTACCAAATACCAGATAGTCCTGCACAAAACGTGAAAAAGCCTGCTGGCTGAGCAGCGGGTGAGGGATGTAGGTGCTGGTCAGAATGTTGCATTTCACTGCAATCGGTGAACTGTGATGCACGGCAGCGCGGAAGGTGCGTGCCAGTCCGTCAAAACTGACGGGTGGCTCATACCAGCGATCCGTCTGTACGCATTCCACATAGTCCAGCAGTTCGCGGCGGTCCAGTACAGGAATGGGATCACCAAAGCTGAAAGCTTCGGCTGAAGTTTGATTTTTATGCTGGCTCTGTTTCGTCGCCGCAGCGCGGTTTTTCTTACTCTTTCCCATCAAAAAATCTCCACAATATTGCTGGTATTGGCGGACTCGCCCTGCAGCGGTTCGTTAAACAGTGCGTGCATTGTTGCCCAGGCCAGATCGGCGTGGCTGGCTTCTTCGCTGCGGCTGGCTTCATAGGTCGGGCGGTTGCCGCTGGCGGTGGTGGCGCGACGGATAGCCATGAATGACTGCGCAATGTCGGTGTGCCCGGCGTCAAACTCCAGACGGCGGTGGCTGATAATGTCGTAGGCCTTGAGTACCAGGGCGTTTTTAACGTTGGGGTTGTAGACAAACTCCCGGACGGCAGGAAAAAACGCTTTCACGTTCTCGTAAACCCCGTGACCAACGCCGGTTGAGTCGATACCGATATAGGTCACGTTGTACTGTTCGGTCAGTTTTTTGATGGCGTCAGCCTGGGCGCGGAAGTCCATCCCGCGCCACTGGTGACGCTCAAGAATGCGGAACTTACCACCCGGCACGGCTGGCGGTGCCACCACCACGCATCCGGCGCTGTCGCCGTTTTGCGTGCCTTTTGCCGGGTCATAACCGATCCACACTTCGCGCCAGCCAAACGGGCGCAGCGCCAGTGCATGAAAGTCGGTCCAGACTTCCCAACTGTCCACCATGCACGCCTGCAGCTCGCTGAGCGGAAACACGGACGCGAGATCGTCCACAAACTCGCACATCAGCAGGTTCTGGTATTCGTCCGGGCTGTACTCCATGCGTAGCTGGTCGAGGTCGAACAGGTTACAGCCGCCGCGCACCGCATCTTCCACGGTGACTATCTGGCGGTATTGCCCGTCTGCGCACAGCAGGCCGGGGGCCAGATTGCTGTGGGACAGGTCGATGTCCACCTTATCGGCTTTGTTGCGCCCACGGTTGAACAGCGCACCGGACCAGAACGGATAAGCACTGTGTGTCAGACTGGATGGCGTGGAAAAATAGGTTTGTCGCCATTTTTTGTGAATAGCCATACCGGAAGCCACTTTGCGCAGCTCCTGGAATTTTGGTATCCAGAAATATTCATCCAGATACAGGTTGCCGTGATAACTCTGGGCCGTGCGGGCATTGGTGCCGAGGAAATACAGTGTGGCCCCGTTGGGAAGCACCATCGGATCGCCTTTCAGCTCCACCTCTACTTCTTTGGCAAAGTCGATGATGTACTGTTTGAATACGTGGGCCTGTGCCTTACTGGCAGAAAGGAAAATCTGGTTACGTCCGGTCAGCAGGGCGTCAATCAGGGCTTCACGGGCAAAATAGAAGGTCGCGCCGATCTGGCGTGACTTCAGCAGGTTGCGGATGCGGTTGGTTTTTCCGGCTTCCCACCAGTGGCGCTGGTAGTTGAACATGGAGGAATGGAAGATTTCTTCCAGCTTCTCAATCTGTTCATCGGTGAAAACGTTCTTTTCCGGCTGACGGCGTGGGCCTTTGTTGCGGTTGGCGACGTTAGGGTTTAAGTCGGCTTCGTTGCCACCATTGTTAAACTTGCCGATCCGCGCGTGGCGTTCCGACTGGCGCGCCAGCAGGTCAATCTCTTTGAAATCTTTCCCTTCTTTGTGCTCCTTCATAATGAGCTGGCAATAGCGTGCGGCGGTGGTGAGCTGCATCTGATCCAGCGGCCCATAATCACCCCACTTGTCGCGTTTTTTCCAGCTGTGAACAGTTGCAACTTTCTCGCCCAGCATTTCAGCAATGCGGGCTACGCGGTATCCCTGAAAGTACAGCAGCATGGCCTGCCGACGGGGATCGAGATCTGCGGGTGTCAGTGTGGTGTTCATGGCACAAACCTACAGCCTTGAATGAAGGCTTTCCCCGCCTGCGGTTTGTGTGGTTGTCGGTACAAATACCGCGCATTGTTTCACTGCCCCCATCACCGCAACCATAAGGCTCCAGTAAGTTTTTTCTAACGGAGCACGGCTCATGACAGTGAAAGCAAAGCGTTTTCGCATCGGGGTGGAAGGTGCCACTACCGACGGACGCGAAATCCAGCGTGAATGGTTGGAACAGATGGCAGCCAGCTACAACCCGGCGGTGTATACCGCGCTGATTAACCTTGAGCACATCAAGTCTTATCTGCCGGACAGCACCTTTAACCGCTACGGCAAGGTGACGGCGCTGTTTGCTGAAGAAATCACGGAAGGTCCGCTGGCAGGCAAGATGGCGCTGTATGCCGACGTTGAGCCAACGGAGTCCCTGGTGGAACTGGTGAAAAAAGGCCAGAAATTATTCACCTCTATGGAAGTCAGCCCGAAGTTCGCTGATACGGGCAAAGCCTACCTGGTTGGCCTGGCAGCCACTGATGATCCTGCCAGTCTGGGTACGGAAATGCTGACATTCAGCGCCAGTGCAGCCCATAACCCGCTGGCAAACCGCAAGCAGAATCCCGCCAATCTTTTTACCGCTGCAGAGGAAACGGTGATCGAACTGGAAGAAGTCCAGGATGACAAACCGTCCCTGTTTGCCCGCGTCACGGCGTTGTTTACCAAAAAAGAGCAGTCCGATGACGCCCGGTTCGCTGATGTGCATAAGGCCGTGGAGCTGGTCGCCACTGAGCAGCAGAACCTGAGCGCACGCACCGAAAAATCCCTGTCTGAGCAGGAAGAACGCCTGTCTGAACTGGAGACTGCTCTGCAGGAGCAGCAAACCGCCTTTAACGAACTGGTGAATAAGTTGAGTCATGAAGACAGCCGCCAGGACTACCGCCAGCGTGCAACAGGCGGTAACGCCCCCGCTGACACTCTGACCAATTGCTGATGGAGCACAAAACCTGATGAAGAAGAATACCCGCTTTGCTTTTAACGCTTACCTGCAGCAGCTGGCGCGTCTGAACGGTGTGGCAGTTGAAGAACTGTCCAGCAAGTTCACCGTGGAGCCGTCTGTACAGCAGACGCTGGAAGACCAGATCCAGCAGTCTGCCGCTTTCCTGACGCTGATTAACGTCACGCCAGTGACTGAGCAGTCCGGTCAGCTGCTGGGGTTGGGTGTTGGTAGCACCATTGCCGGAACCACTGACACCACCGCGAAAGAGCGTGAACCTGTCGATCCTACGCTGATGGTCGATGTGGAATACAAATGCGAGCAGACCAACTTTGACACGGTACTGACCTACGCGAAGCTGGACCTGTGGGCGAAGTTTCAGGATTTCCAGGTGCGTATCCGTGACGCCATCGTGAAACGTCAGGCACTGGACCGCATCATGATCGGCTTTAACGGCGTGAAGCGTGCGAAAACCTCCAACCGTAGCGAAAACCCGCTGCTGCAGGATGTGAACAAAGGCTGGCTGCAGAAAATCCGTGAGGATGCACCGGATCATGTCATGGGCAGCACCACCACGGGCGGTGAAACCACACCGGGCGCGGTGAAAGTCGGGAAAGGTGGCGAATATGCCAACCTGGACGCCGTGGTGATGGATGCCGTCAATGAGCTTATCGACGTGGTCTACCAGGACGATGACGATCTGGTGGTGATTTGCGGCCGTGAACTGCTGTCTGACAAGTATTTCCCGCTGGTCAACAAAGAGCAGGAAAACAGTGAAAAACTGGCTGCCGATATGATCATCAGTCAGAAGCGCATGGGGGGCCTGCAGGCCGTGCGTGCGCCGTTTTTCCCGCCGAATGCGCTGCTGATCACCCGTCTGGACAACCTGTCCATCTACTGGCAGGAAGACACCCGCCGCCGTTCAGTTATCGACAACCCGAAACGTGACCGGATTGAAAACTTTGAATCCGTTAACGAAGCCTATGTGGTTGAGGACTACCGCTGCGCAGCACTGGTGGAAAACATCCAGATTGGCGACTTCAGCGCCGTCGCAGTAGAAACCGGAGCGTAATCCATGAGCCTGAGTCCCGCACGGCAGCATCGCCTGCGCGTTCAGGCTGAACAGGCCGCCCGCGAGGGCGGCAGCGTTCGCCACGCGTCGGGCTATGACCTGATGCTGCTGCAACTGGCGGAAGACCGCCGCCGTCTCAAGGGCGTTCAGTCCACGGTCAAAAAAGCGGAAATCAAGGTGGAGCTGCTGCCGAAGTACGCCGCCTGGGCTGAGGGTGTACTGGCTGCCGGAGGCGCTCAACAGGATGACGTGCTGATGTACGTGATGCTGTGGCGCATTGATGCCGGAGATTATGCCGGGGCGCTGGAGATCGGGCGTCATGCCCTGCGTCATGGCTGGGTGATGCCGCTGGGTAACCGCAACGTGCAGACCGTGCTGGCAGAGGAAATGGCAGACGCTGCGCAGAGCGCAATGCTTGCCACTACCGGCTTTGATGCCGATCTGTTGCTGCAGACGCTGGAGCTGACAGACGGTCTGGATATGCCGGACCAGTCACGGGCGCGTCTGCATAAAGCGATTGGCACTGTCCTGAGTGAAAGTAATCCGGCTTCCGCCCTTAATCATCTCAACCATGCGTTACAGCTCGATCCCCGCTGTGGCGTGAAAAAAGACAAACAGCAGCTGGAGCGCAGATTGCGCAATGACAGTCGCTGACAGAACGTGCCCCCGCGCACGGGCGGCACGGGGTGGCGAAAGGCACCGCCACATCAAAACCTCGTCCACCGCCCTCTATTTCAGGAGAAAGCAGCATGAAGTTTGTTGCGCCAGAACAGGCACCGGAACAGGCGGAAATCATCAGAAATACGCCGTTCTGGCCTGATGTGGACCTGTCGGAGTTTCGCAGCGTGATGCGCACTGACGGCACGGTGACGCAGCCGCGTTTAAAGCAGGTTGCCCTGTCGGCAATTTCGGAGGTCAACGCAGAGCTGTATGAGTTTCGCAGACGCCAGCAGATGCTGGGGTATGCCTCGCTGGCAGAAGTTCCGGCGGAACAGCTGGACGGCAAAAGTGAGCGCATTCAGCACTATTTCAACGCGGTTTACTGCTGGGCACGCGCCATGCTCAATGAGCGTTATCAGGACTATGACGCCACAGCGTCTGGTGTGAAGCGGGGCGAGGAACTGGCGGAAGCAAGCGGTGATTTGTGGCGTGACGCCCGCTGGGCCATCAGCCGGGTGCAGGATGCGCCGCACTGCACAGTGGAGCTTATCTGATGAAAGTGCGTGCGTATCAGTATGACACGGTGGACGCGCTTTGCTGGCGTCATTACGGGCGCACGCAGGGTGTCACGGAGCAGGTACTGAAGGCAAATCCGGGGCTTGCCGAATACGGCCCCTTTTTACCTCACGGGCTGCAGGTGGAGCTGCCGGACATACCGACAACCACCACCGTGCAGACCGTCCAGCTATGGGACTGAATTATGACGCTTGAGCGAATCAGCGCCTTTATCACGTACTGCATCGCCGTTGTCCTGGCCTGGCTGGGCGATTTGTCCATCAAGGATGCCTCAACGCTGGGCGGCCTGATGATTGGTGTGCTGATGCTGGCTATCAACTGGTACTACAAACACAAAGCCTACCAGCTTCTGCGCGACGGGCAGATCTCGCGGGAGGACTATGAATCCATCAATCGTTAAACGCTGCCTTGTCGGGACCGTGCTGGCTATTGCTGCCACGCTGCCGGGTTTTCAGCAGCTTCACACCTCCGTGGAGGGGCTGAAACTGATTGCCGATTACGAAGGCTGTCGTCTGCAGCCGTATCAGTGCAGCGCGGGTGTATGGACTGACGGCATTGGTAATACATCTGGCGTCATTCCCGGCAAAACCATTACGGAACGACAGGCAGCAGAAGGGCTTATCTCCAACGTGCTGCGTGTGGAGCGGTCACTGGAAAGGTGTGTGAAGCAACAGCCACCGCAGAAAGTGTATGACGCGGTGGTGTCATTTGCCTTCAACGTGGGGACAGGTAATGCCTGCAGCTCCACGCTGGTGAAATTACTCAATCAGCGGCGCTGGGCGGATGCGTGCCGACAGTTGCCGCGCTGGGTTTATGTGAAAGGTGTGTTTAATCAGGGGCTGGATAACCGCCGTGCGCGGGAGATGGCCTGGTGCTTACAGGGAGCAAACTGAAATGAAAAAGAAATTAATCAGCGGGCTGTTTCTGATGTTATGGATGGCGCTGTTAATCGAAGCAATGGTGTATCCGCAGGGGATTTTTCCGGTACTGGCAGCGTCCGGCGTTTGGGTAGCCTGTTTGCTGACATGGGCGGTAATTCCGGTAGCACTGGCTGCGTTAATTAAGAATGGCCCGCTCTGGCAGGAGTTGAGGGCATCTTTGCTGAAGACAATTACCCGAAAAGAAAACGTATTTATCAGCTGGATGATGCGATTGCTGATTGTCGTCAGTCTCGCCTGGACGGGGTGGGCTATTACCCTGGTCTTTTATCTACTGACCGTTATTGCCTTCTGGATCACCCGTAATCAGATGGCTCAACAGGTAGCAGCATGAACCGGTTGCTGCTGGTTGTGCTGGCGTTATTACTGGCGGCGCTGGGCTGGCAGACGTGGCGGCTGGCTGATGCCAGCCAGACCATCAGCACGCAGGCAGACGAGCTGCAGAGCAAAAGCCAGGCACTGGCAAAGAGCAACAGCCAGCTTATCAGCCTGTCCATTCTGACTGAAACCAATAACCGGGAGCAGGCGCGGCTCTATGCCGAAGCAGAACAGACCAGCGCGCTGCTGAGACAACGACAACACCGGATCGAGGAACTGAAACGTGAGAACGAGGATTTACGCCACTGGGCTGATACTCCTTTGCCTGCTGACATTATCCGGCTGCGGGAACGTCCGGTACTCACCGGAGGTGCAGCTTACCGTCAGTGGTTGTCCGCGAGTGACGCCGTGTCGGCTGGAGCAGGCAGCACCGCGCACTAACGGTGATCTGAATGCGTTGCTGGATGAAACGGAGGCCGCCTGGGCGATCTGTGCAGACAAAGTAGACATGATTATTGCGTGTCAGGAGCGAAACAGTGAACAAACCACAATCCCTGCGCCACGCCCTCAATAAAGCGGTGCCTTATGTCCGCAATAACCCGGACAAACTGCATCTGTTTGTGGATAACGGTTCGCTGGTTGCCACGGGGGCCAGCTCCATGTCATGGGAGTACCGCTACACCCTGAACGTGGTGATTGAGGATTTCAGCGGCGACCAGAATCTGCTGATGGCCCCGGTTTTGCTGTGGCTGCGTGATAACCAGCCCGATGCCATCAATAACCCGGCGTTACGGGAAAAGCTATTCACCTTTGAGGTGGATATTCTGCGCAACGATGTCTGTGATATCAGCCTCAACCTGCAACTGACGGAGCGTGTGCTGGTCAGCACTGACGGCAGTGTGTCGAGCGTTGAAGCTATAGCGGAACCTGATGAACCTGAAGAAATGTGGACGGTGAAACGTGGCTGAACTGCAGAAAGTGGACGACTGGCTGAGTGCCTTGCTGGCGAATCTGGAGCCAGCCGCAAGAAGCCGCATGATGCGCCAGCTGGCGCAGGAACTACGCCGGACACAGCAGCAAAATATCAGAATGCAGCGCAATCCAGATGGCAGCAGTTATGAACCGCGACGGGTAACAGCACGCAGTAAAAAAGGCCGTATCAAACGTCAGATGTTTGCAAAGCTGCGCACCACAAAATACCTGAAAACTTCCGCCAGCGCCGACTCTGCCAGCGTGCAGTTTGAAGGCAAGGTACAGCGCATTGCCCGTGTTCATCACTACGGCTTACGTGATCGCGTCAGCCGCAAAGGACCGGAGGTCCGTTACGCAGAGCGTCGCCTTCTGGGTGTAAATGATGATGTTGAGGCAATGACCCGCGACATGATTCTGCAATGGCTGGCGGGGTGATTTTTGTATCAGCACTGATACAAGTTGCAGCACTGCCGCCTTTCTTCCCCTGATGGCAACCTTTCCCTATGAACGCACAATTAACCGAAATCATGCGCCTTATCACCAACCTGATCCGCACTGGGGTAGTCACCGAAGTGGACAGGACAAACTGGCTTTGCCGGGTGAAAACGGGCGACCTTGAAACCAACTGGATCAGCTGGCTGACGCTGCGTGCCGGGAATGCCCGGACATGGTGGCGACCATCGGAAGGTGAGCAGGTGGTGCTGCTGAGTATGGGCGGTAATCTGGAAACAGCTTTTGCGCTGCCCGCCATCTATTCGAATCAGTTCGCACCACCGTCGACGTCGGCGGACGCCTGCGTGACAGAACATCCTGACGGTGGCTGGTTTGAATACGAACCTGCCACCGGGCGCTGGTATGTCAGGGGCATCAAATCCATGGTCATTGAGGCTGCCGATAACATCACCCTGAAAACCAGTGAGTTTGTGCTGGAGGCTGAGTGCACGCGTATTAACAGCGAAGTGGTGGTCAATGGTGGCGTTACTCAGGGCGGCGGAGCGATGAGTTCTAACGGGATCGTGGTTGATGCGCATCAGCATACTGGCGTCCTGAAAGGCGGCGATGCAACCGGAGGCCCGGTATGACGCTTTATAGCGGGATGAACAATACCAGCGGTAAAGCCATTACTGATATTGACCATCTGCGCCAGTCGGTGCGGGACATTTTGCTGACGCCGCAGGGTAGCCGCATTGCCCGTCGGGAATATGGTTCCCTGCTGTCGGCACTGATAGACCAGCCACAAAATCCGGCATTACGCCTGCAGGTCATGTCGGCAGTGTATGTGGCGCTGAGTCGCTGGGAGCCACGGCTGACGCTGGATTCCATCACCATTAACAGCAATTTTGACGGTTCAATGGTGGTGGAGCTGACCGGGCGGCGTAATAACGGTGTGCCTGTTTCCCTTTCCGTATCAACAGGAGCAGAGAATGGCAGTGATTGACCTTTCGCAGTTGCCTGCGCCGCAGATTGTGGATGTGCCGGACTTTGAGACGCTGCTTGCCGAACGCAAGGCCGAATTTGTTGCGCTTCATCCGAAAGATGAGCAGGAAGCAGTGATCCGCACGCTGGAACTGGAATCTGAACCCGTCACCAAATTGCTTCAGGAGAACGCTTACCGTGAGTTGCTTCTGCGCCAGCGCATTAACGAAGCCGCGCATGCTGTGATGGTGGCTTACGCGATGGGCGGCGATCTTGACCAGCTCGCTGCCAACTACAACGTGACACGCCTGACGGTGACGCCTGCTGATAATGATGCTGTGCCGCCCGTTGCAGCTGTGATGGAAAGCGATGAAGCGTTGCGCCTGCGTGTGCCTGCAGCCTTTGAAGGGCTTTCTGTTGCGGGGCCAACTGCAGCTTATGAATTTCATGCCCGAAGCGCCGACGGTCGGGTGGCGGATGCCAGTGCAACCAGCCCGGCACCTGCAGAGGTGGTGCTGACTGTCCTTAGCCGCGAAGGCGATGGAACTGCAGAAAAAGACCTGCTGGACGTGGTGGAAAAAGCTCTGAACAGTGAGAACGTCCGCCCGGTGGCTGACCGTCTTACGGTTCGCAGCGCAGAAATCATCCCGTATCGCGTGGAAGCCACCATTTTTCTCTATCCTGGACCGGAAGCAGAGCCGGTAATGGCAGCGGCAAAAGCCAGCCTGCAGAAGTACATCGCCAGTCAGACGCGTCTTGGTCGGGATATTCGCCGTAGCGCCATCTTTGCCGCCCTGCATGTTGAGGGGGTGCAGCGTGTGGAGCTGGCTTCTCCTCTGGCGGATGTGGTCCTGAACAAAACACAGGCGGCATCATGTACGCAGTGGAGCGTAACCAACGGAGGAACGGATGAATAGTCTGCTGCCACCGGGTTCAACACCACTGGAGCGCCGACTGGCGCAAACCTGCAGCGGGATTTCTGATCTGCAGGTGCCGCTTCGTGACTTGTGGAATCCGGCAACCTGTCCGGTCAGTTTCCTGCCTTATCTCGCCTGGGCGTTCTCTGTGGATCGCTGGGACGAGGGCTGGACAGAAAGCGTCAAGCGCCAGGTGGTGAAGGATGCTTTTTATATTCATCAGCATAAAGGGACCACCAGTGCCGTGCGGCGGGTGGTGGAGCCGTTCGGATTCCTGATCCGCATTATTGAGTGGTGGCAGACCGGAGAAACACCGGGCACGTTTCGCCTGGATATCGGCGTGCAGGACCAGGGCATCACTGAAGATACCTATCTGGAACTTGAGCGACTGATAAGCGATGCCAAACCATGTAGCCGCCACATGATCGGCATGTCCATCAATCTGCAGACCAGCGGCCCGCATTGGGTGGGAGCCGCCAGCTATCTTGGCGAAGAAATCACGATCTATCCGTATATCAACGAAACGATTATTTCCGGTGGCACCGCGCATGAAGGCGGGGCGGTCCATGTTATTGACACAATGAGAGTGAATCCATGAGCACAAAATTTTATACCCTGCTGACGGATATTGGCGCGGCGAAACTTGCCAGCGCCGCCGCGCTCGGTGTGCCGCTAAAAATTACCCATATGGCGGTGGGCGATGGCGGTGGAGTATTGCCAACGCCGGACGCAAAGCAGACGGCACTGGTAAATGAGAAACGCCGGGCTGCGCTGAATATGCTTTATATCGACCCGCAGAACAGCAGCCAGATTATTGCCGAACAGGTGATCCCTGAAAACGAGGGCGGTTGGTGGATACGTGAAGTGGGCTTGTTTGATGAGTCTGGGGCGTTGATTGCCGTGGGCAACTGCCCGGAAAGCTATAAGCCGCAACTGGCTGAAGGTAGCGGGCGCACTCAGACCGTGCGCATGGTGCTGATTACCAGCAGCACGGACAATATCACCCTGAAAATCGACCCTGCTGTAGTGCTGGCAACCCGCAAGTATGTGGATGACAAGGCACTGGAGCTGAAGGTGTACGCGGATGATCAGATGGCAAAACATCTTGCCGCACCGGACCCGCATTCACAGTACGCGCCAAAAGCCAGCCCGACATTTACCGGAACCCCCAAAGCGCCAACGCCAGCGGCGGGAAATAATACCACGCAGGTTGCGACCACTGCGTTTGTACAGGCGGCACTGACGGCCCTTATTAATGGTGCGCCAGCCACGCTGGACACGCTGAAAGAAATAGCCGCAGCCATTAACAATGATCCGAATTTCAGTACCACCATTAACAATGCGCTGGCACTAAAAGCACCGTTGTCGAGTCCGGCACTCACCGGAAAGCCAACAGCCCCCACGGCGGCGCAGTCGGTCAACAATACACAGATTGCCACTACGGCTTTTGTGAAATCGGCGATTGCAGGAATGGTGGGTTCTGCACCTGCTGCACTGGATACACTGAACGAACTGGCGGCGGCACTGGGGAATGATCCGAACTTTGCCACGACAATGCTTAATGCGCTGGCAGGTAAACAACCGCTGGACAATACGCTTACCAATTTGAGTGGAAAGGATGTAGCTGGTCTTCTCACATACCTTGGTTTGGGAGAAGCGGCAACGAGGAACGTCGGAACGGATACCGGGCAAGTACCAGATATGAGTAGTTTTACAACGGGGCACTCTGGAGCAGCAGACTGGCCGAATCCTAAATCTGGATGGAGTAAGGGGCCGGATGGGGTAATTACACAATGGGGTATTTTCGGTTTCCCCGTTGGACAGACAGGGACGAATGTTGTTTTCCCGCTACCTTTCCCCGCGCGGGTCGAATCAATTACACTGACAATGGCAGATATCCAGGAGTCTCTGCTTTCTCCAGCAACCATGCCTGCTTATGGAGTTAACTCAACTGGTACTTCAAGAACGGGTTTTACAGCCCGTATGTCAGGCGCCGGTGGGTTTAATCTTTGCTATATAGCGAAAGGGAGATAACAGAATGAATAAAGTTAAAAGTGTTTACAGCCCGTCCGAAAATGCAATCTACAACGCAGCGCTATATGAAAGTTATATCAAGGAGGGGACATGGCCGCAGGATGGTATTGAAATCAGCGATGAGGATGCTGTCAGATTTAATGGGGGAAATAAGCCAACAGGAAAAATGCTGGGAATGGTTTCAGGGACCCTTGCATGGGTTGATGAGCCGCCGCTTTCACCAGAACAGAAAATATCAGATGCAGAAAACATGAAAGCCACATTTCGTGCAAAAGCTGACAGTGAAATATCCTGGCGTCAGGATGCTGTTGATGCTGGTATCGCAACTGATGAAGAAACTTCAACTCTCACCCAATGGAAGAAATACCGTGTGCTGCTGATGCGTGTTGATACGTCAACAGCACCCGATATTGAATGGCCTACGCCTCCGGCAGCTCAGGCCAGATGACATCAGGCGCGGTGCTGGTATCTGTTGCCGTCACCGCGTCAATGTAATCCAGCACAATGTTAAGTCGGGTGGTTTCTGCCTGCATTAGCTTCCGTCCGGCCCGTAATTTCAGCTGAATCAGACTGATGGAAGCCATTGCAGCATCAATCAGTGACTGGCGCTGTGCTTCTGCCGCGTCTACTGCGGCACCGTGTTGTGCCTCAGTATCTGTCACCCATTTCTCACCATCCCATTTATCATATGGCGTTAACGGTGAAAGCGTGACATAACCGTTTTTGATGGCACCGATATAATCCACTGTAACAGCAGCACCATTTTCGATTGAGTAAACAGTCTCATTGCGATGGTCTTCTTCATGGCTCCATCCCTTACCTGTAAATACTGCCACTCTTCCCGGAATGTTTTCGCCAGGGTCAATACCAGTGGAACAGGCGGGCATACTTACGCCAGTATTAATATATTCATCAGACCAGCCCGTATACTCAGATGTTTCAGCATCATAATAAAAACAACGCATATCGCCCGGCACTGTAGCCAGCCCATTTTTATCAAAAACAGGTTTCATTATTTAGCCCTCACCAGAAAGTTAAATGCAATATTGCGCGGTCTGACAGCAACAAAATTCACACCATCACCCACAGAGTTACTGGTGAAATTAAATCGTGAAAATCCTGGCTGATTTCCGGCGATGCCATCATGAAAGTTAATTGCGTGTCCCGCACCTTCGCCTATATTCCCGGCAAACTGAGAAAAGTTTGTAGCTGCCTGCCAGCTTAATAATTCGCGACCACCGTCTGCACCTCGTCCGTCATCCCAGATACGAATGAAATCACCGCGGGCTTCAGGTAATACCAGCGAAGGAAATACTTTCGCCAGCACAGGATAATCAGTGGCAGAGAATTTCGCGCCGTTGAACTTCAAAAACACCATACTGGACCAGCTGTCGATTACAGTATTTGGCATTGCAGCGGACGGCCAGAAGAACGGAACGCCAATAGCTGGAGCACCTTCTCCCAAACCAACGTTTAAGAAAATGCAGAGGTAACAGCTAACTGGCATCATCTCCGGTTTTTATTCAGGGGGATGATCATGCTTATTGGCTATGTACGCGTGTCAACAAATGACCAGAACACCGATTTGCAACGAAATGCACTGAACTGCGCGGGATGTGAGCGGATTTTTGAGGACAAAATCAGTGGCACTAAGTCCGACAGACCGGGGCTGAAAAAACTGCTCAGGACACTATCGGCAGGAGACACGCTGGTTGTCTGGAAGCTGGACAGGTTGGGGCGCAGTATGCGGCATCTTGTTACGCTGATAGAAGAGTTGCGCCAGCGTGGTGTGAATTTCAGAAGCCTGACTGACAGTATTGATACCAGTACCCCAATGGGCCGTTTCTTTTTTCATGTCATGGGTGCCCTGGCTGAAATGGAACGCGAACTGATAGTTGAACGTACCAGGGCAGGGCTGGCTGCAGCTCGTGCCAAAGGCAGAGTAGGTGGACGCCGTCCTAAGTTGACCACCGAACAGTGGGCACAGATTGGGCGTTTACTCGAGGCCGGAGAATCAATACAGCGTATTGCACTGATTTTTGATGTAGGCGTTTCTACCATTTATAGAAAATTTCCGGCAAATAAGATCAATGAATCCCCCTGAATCAGCATTATGTTGATTATCCCTGCAAGCAGACAAATACCGTTATTTTGTGTGAATAACGACACAACTGCGCTTAGCTGTTTGTCAGGCACAATCACTTCAACATAGGGCGAAGCCTAATCCAATCAGGAGGTTCGCCACTATGGCTCAGGATTACCACCACGGGGTGCGCGTTGTTGAAGTCAACGAAGGCACCCGATCTATTACCACGGTGAGCACCGCCATCGTGGGTATGGTCTGCACGGGCGATGATGCCGATGCAAAAATGTTTCCTCTTAATAAACCCGTGCTGATCACTGATGTGCTGACTGCCAGCGGTAAAGCGGGTGAGTCAGGTACTCTGGCCCGTTCGCTGGATGCCATCGCTGACCAGGCAAAACCCGTGACCATTGTTGTGCGTGTGCCGCAGGGTGAAACGGAAGACGAAACCACGACCAATATCATCGGCGCAGTGACTGCTGAAGGTAAAAAAACAGGTATGAAAGCCCTGTTATCTGCCCAGTCACAGCTCGGCGTTAAACCGCGCATTCTCGGCGTGCCAGGCCACGACACCAAGGCGGTAGCTACTGAGTTGCTGAGCGTGGCGCAAAGCCTGCGTGGATTTGCTTACCTGTCAGCGTATGGCTGCAAGACAGTGCAGGAGGCGATCACTTACCGCGAAAACTTCAGCCAGCGCGAAGGGATGCTGATCTGGCCTGACTTTACTGGCTGGGACACGGTGCTGAATGCCGAAGCAACGGCATATGCCACCGCCCGTGCACTTGGTCTGCGCGCCAAAATTGACGAGCAGACCGGATGGCACAAAAGCCTTTCCAACGTGGGCGTGAACGGTGTCACCGGAATTTCTGCAGATGTGTTCTGGGATCTGCAGGACCCGGCAACCGATGCAGGTCTGCTGAACCAGAACGACGTCACCACGCTTGTGCGTAAAGACGGTTTCCGCTTCTGGGGGTCCCGCTGCCTGAGTGATGACCCGCTCTTTGCCTTCGAAAACTACACCCGCACGGCGCAGGTGCTGATGGACACGATGGCAGAAGCACACATGTGGGCGGTGGATAAACCGCTTAACCCGTCGCTGGCCCGCGACATTATCGAAGGTATCCGCGCCAAAATGCGCAGCCTGGTCAGTCAGGGCTATCTCATTGGTGGTGATTGCTGGCTGGATGAGTCGGTGAACGACAAAGACACGCTGAAAGCCGGAAAACTCACCATCGACTACGACTACACGCCAGTGCCGCCACTTGAAAACCTGATGCTGCGTCAGCGCATCACCGATCAGTACCTGGTGAATTTCGCCAGCCAGGTCAGCGCGTAAGGGGACAACATGGCTTTACCACGCAAATTAAAACACCTGAACCTGTTTAACGACGGGAACAACTGGCAGGGGATCGTTGAGTCGCTGACGCTGCCGAAATTTACCCGCAAATATGAGAAGTATCGCGGCGGCGGAATGCCGGGTGCGGTGGATGTGGATCTGGGGCTTGATGACAGTGCGCTGGACACAGAATTTTCCATTGGTGGTACTGAATTGCTGCTGTTTAAACAGATGGGTAAAGCCACGGTGGATGGCATCCAGCTGCGCTTTACCGGCTCTATTCAGCGTGACGATACCGGGGAAGTGCAGGCCGTGGAGCTTGTCGTGCGTGGACGTCACAAAGAAGTGGATTCCGGCGAGTGGAAGACGGGCGAAAGCAACACCACCAAAGTGACCAGTACCAACAGCTACGCGAAGCTGACCATCAATGGTGAGGTGCTCTATGAAGTGGACCTTATCAACATGGTGGAAATTGTGGACGGTGTGGACCTGATGGAAGCGCACCGCAACGCCCTCGGCCTCTGATATATCTGAACGGCGCGGGATACCGCGCCAGAACCCAATTGACAGGACAGCAAAATGAGCGATAAGCAGACTGAAAAGACCATTCAACTGGATACCCCCATCAAGCGCGGTAAAACAGAAATCACCGAAATTGTGCTGCGTAAACCGCAGTCCGGTGCGCTGCGCGGTACACGCCTGCAGGCCATTATGGATATGGATGTAAACGCGATGATGACCGTGATCCCCCGCATCTCCAGTCCGGCACTGACTGCACAGGAAATTGCAGAGATGGACCCGGCAGATCTCACAGCCATGTCGGTTGAGGTTGTCACTTTTTTGTTGAAGAAGTCGGTGCTTGCCGGTTTACCGACAGCCTGACGGTTGACGATCTGGTGGCAGATATCGCCACCATTTTTCACTGGCCGCCATCCGTTACTGACGTTATGCCGCTGACCGAAGTGCTGGAATGGCGGTATAAAGCGATTCAGAGAAGCGGGGCCAACGATGAGTGATAACAACCTGCGTCTGCAGGTCATTCTTAATGCGGTTGACAAGCTCACCCGTCCATTTCGATCTGCGCAGGCCAGTTCAAGAGAACTGGCTGCTGCTGTCAAAAAATCCCGCGATGCAATAAAGCAGCTTGATCAGGCCGGGAGCAGTCTGGACAGCTTCCGAAAGCTGCAGGCAGAAAATCAGAAATTAGGCGACAGGCTGAACTATGCCCGCCAGCGTGCAAATTTGCTCAGTCAGGAACTGGGAGCGATGGGGCCGCCTTCGCAACGTCAGGTTGTTGCTCTGGGCCGTCAACGGCTGGCTGTTCAGCGCCTGGAAGAACGCCAGAAAAAGCTGCAGCAGCAGACGGCGCTTGTGCGTGCTGAACTGTACCGGGCGGGAATTTCTGCGAAAGACGATGCGGGAGCAACTGCCCGTTTAGCCCGTGAAACATCACGTTATAACCAGGAACTTTCGAAACAGGAGGCGCGGCTGAAGCGACTGGGGGAAGCTCAGCGCAGGATGAATGCAGCGCGTGCCAGTTATGCCCGTTCGCTGGAGGTGCGTGATCGTATTGCAGGTGCCGGAGCCACCACCACGGCTGCAGGGCTGGCAATGGGTGCGCCAGTGATGGCGGCAGTAAAAAGCTATACCAGCATGGAAGATGCCATGAAAGGTGTGGCAAAGCAGGTCAATGGTCTGCGTGACGATAATGGCAACCGCACTGCACGTTTTTATGAAATGCAGGATGCCATCAAGGCTGCCAGCGAACAGTTGCCGATGGAAAACGGTGCGGTGGACTTCGCTGCACTGGTTGAAGGTGGTGCGCGCATGAACGTCGCAAACCCTGACGACAGCTGGGAAGATCAGAAACGTGACCTGCTGGCCTTCGCCAGTACGGCAGCAAAGGCGGCAACAGCCTTTGAGCTGCCAGCGGATGAACTGTCAGAAAGTCTGGGGAAAATCGCCCAGCTCTACAAAATCCCCACCCGCAATATTGAACAGCTCGGTGATGCGCTGAACTATCTGGATGATAACGCCATGTCGAAAGGGGCAGACATCATTGATGTGATGCAACGTCTGGGCGGTGTGGCTGACCGTCTGGATTATCGTAAAGCGGCGGCGCTGGGTTCCACCTTCCTGACACTGGGCGCTGCGCCAGAGGTTGCAGCCAGTGCAGCAAACGCGATGGTGCGTGAATTGTCCATTGCCACCATGCAAAGCAAGAGTTTCTTTGAAGGGATGAATCTGCTGAAACTCAATCCTGAAGTGATTGAAAAGCAGATGACGAAGGATGCGATGGGAACCATCCAGCGCGTGCTGGAGAAGGTAAACGCGCTGCCGCAGGACAAGCGCCTGTCTGCCATGACTATGTTGTTTGGTAAAGAGTTTGGCGATGACGCGGCGAAACTGGCAAACAACCTGCCGGAACTGCAGCGTCAGTTAAAACTGACAGCGGGCAATGATGCGCTCGGCTCCATGCAGAAAGAATCCGACATTAACAAGGATTCACTTTCTGCGCAGTGGTTGCTGGTCAAAACCGGAGCGCAGAACACCTTCAGCAGCCTGGGCGAAACGCTGCGCCAGCCGCTGATGGATATTCTGTACACGGTGAAAAGCGTCACGGGGGCGTTGCGTCGCTGGGTGGAAGCTAACCCGGAACTGACAGGCACACTGATGAAAGCATCGGCTGTTGTGGCTGCGGTTACCGTCGGCCTCGGCACCTTAGCGGTGGCGCTGGCTGCAGTGCTGGGGCCGCTGGCAGTGATCCGTCTGGGATTCTCTGTGTTGGGTATCAAAACGTTATCTTCCGTTACGGCAGCAGTAACTCGAACCAGCAGCGCGTTATCCTGGCTGGCTGGCGCACCACTGGCACTGCTGCGACGCGGGCTTGCTTCATCGGGCAACGCCGCAGGTTTACTTACTGCGCCGTTGTCGTCTTTGCGCCGCACGGCATCACTGACGGGAAATGTCCTGAAAACTGTAGCAGGTGCGCCGGTTGCACTTTTGCGGTCTGGATTATCCGGTTTACGTGCTGTTGCTGTGATGTTTATGAATCCTCTGGCGGTACTGCGCGGTGGACTGGCCGCCGCAGGCACGGTGCTGCGAGTACTGGCATCTGGTCCACTGGCGATGCTGCGCGTTGCCCTGTATGCCATATCTGGTCTGTTAGGTGCTCTGCTCAGTCCGATAGGTCTTGTGGTTACTGCACTGGCGGGCGTGGCGCTGGTTGTCTGGAAATACTGGCAACCCATCACCGCATTTCTCGGTGGCGTGGTGGAAGGATTCAAAGCGGCGGCTGGTCCCGTCAGTGCAGCATTCGAACCACTTAAGCCTGTATTTCAGTGGATTGGCGATAAAGTACAGGCGCTGTGGGGCTGGTTTACTGATCTGCTGACGCCCGTTAAGTCGACCTCTGCCGAACTGCAGAGCGCAGCGGCAATGGGGCGACGATTCGGGGAGGCACTGGCGGAAGGGCTGAATATGGTTATGCATCCGCTGGACTCCCTGAAATCCGGTGTTTCCTGGTTACTGGAGAAACTTGGCATTGTCAGTAAAGAGGCCGCAAAGGCAAAACTGCCGGAAAGCGTGACGCGTCAGCAACCTGTGACGGTGAATGCAGACGGTAAAGTGATGATGTCATCGGGTGGTTTTCCATCATGGGGATATGGCTTTGCGGGGATGTATGACCGCGGCGGCTATATCCCGCGCGGGCAGTTTGGCATTGTCGGTGAAAACGGGCCTGAAATTGTCAATGGCCCGGCAAACGTGACCAGCCGGAGAAATACCGCTGCACTGGCTGCGGTTGTCGCCGGAATGATGGGCGTTGCTGCCGCGCCAGCAGAGTTTCCACCGTTGCATCCTTTGGCGCTTCCCGCGAAAGGCGGTGAAGCGATGGTGAGTCGCGCAGTCACTGTGCCGCCCGTTTACCAGATTGAGGCACCAACGCAGATCATCATCCAGACGCAGCCAGGACAAAGTGCGCAGGATATTGCACGGGAGGTGGCCCGCCAGCTTGATGAACGTGAACGCAGGCTGAAGGCAAAAGCCAGGAGTAACTACAGCGATCAGGGGGGATACGACGCATGATGATGGTGCTGGGATTGTACGTGTTTATGCTGCGCACCGTGCCGTATCAGGAACTGCAGTATCAGCGCAGCTGGCGACATGCGGCTAACAGTCGGATAAATCGTCGTCCATCCACGCAGTTTCTGGGACCGGACAACGACATGCTGACGCTTTCTGGTGTTCTTATGCCGGAGATAACAGGCGGCAGGTTGTCATTGCTGGCACTGGAGCAGATGGCAGAACAGGGGAAAGCATGGCCCCTGATTGAAGGCAGCGGCACGATTTACGGCATGTATGTGATTGAGGGACTGAATCAGACCAAAACGGAGTTTTTCCGCGACGGTATGCCGCGCCGGATTGAGTTCACCCTGTCGCTCAAACGGGTGGATGAATCCCTGTCCGATATGTTTGGTGATCTCAGTGCGCAGCTGAATAATCTGCAGGACATGGCAACATCTGCCTTAAGCGATATCAGTAAAACGGTGGGAGGGCTGCTGTCATGAATTTCAGCTCTGAACTGCTTAACAAAGGCAACAAAACTCCGGCATTCAGTATCAGTATTGAGGGCAGGGATATCACCACTGTGCTGGATAACCGTCTGATGAGTCTGACGCTGGCGGACAATCGGGGCTTTGAAGCGGACCAGCTTGATCTGGAGCTGGACGACGCCGACGGAAAAATCGTGCTGCCGCGCCGTGGTGCGGTCATTACGCTGGCGCTGGGCTGGAAGGGGCTGCCGCTTTTCCCGAAAGGGGCATTCACGGTGGACGAGATTGAACACACTGGCGCACCGGACCGCCTGACTATCCGGGCGCGAAGTGCTGATTTTCGTGAAACGCTGAATACCCGCCGTGAAAAATCGTGGCATAACACCACCATCGGGGAAGTGGTGAAGGAAATAGCCGCGCGGCACAAGCTGAAGATGGCACTGGGTAAAGACCTGTCGGATAAGCCCGTGGAGCATATAGACCAGACTAATGAGAGTGACGGCAGTTTTCTGATGCGGCTGGCGCGACAGTACGGTGCTATTGCGTCGGTGAAAAATGGCAATCTGTTATTCATCCGGCAGGGACAGGGTAAAAGCGCCAGCGGTAAACCACTACCGGTGATCACTATCACACGTAAGGACGGCGACAGTCACCGCTTTACCCTGGCGGATCGCGGAGCTTACACGGGTGTAATAGCCAGCTGGTTGCATACCCGCGAACCCGCGAAGAAAAAAAGCACCACGGTGAAGCGTAAGCGCAGGACTAAGAAGCAGAAGAAAGAGCCGGAAGCGAAGCAGGGCGATTACCTGGTGGGGACGGATGAAAACGTGCTGGTACTTAATCGCACCTATGCTAATCGGAGTAACGCCGAACGGGCAGCGAAAATGCAGTGGGAACGCCTGCAACGCGGTGTTGCGTCATTCTCGCTACAACTGGCGGAAGGTCGGGCGGATCTCTACACGGAAATGCCTGTGAAGGTCAGCGGCTTTAAACAGCCGATAGATGATGCGGAATGGACCATTACCACCCTGACACATACCGTCAGCCCGGATAACGGTTTTACGACCAGTCTGGAGCTTGAAGTGAGGATTGATGATTTCGAAATGGAATGATTCTTCGCAATGGAGAACTTTTAAGTTTGCAAAATGGAATAATACGGTATCATTGTTGTGAATTTAGCAAAAATGGGGAGAACTCGAAAAATGATGATTTGCCCACTGTGTGGAAGTGCCGCCCATACTCGCAGCAGTTTTCAGGTATCTTCATTGACCAAAGAGCGTTATAACCAGTGCCAGAACATTAACTGCAGCCATACTTTTGTTACCCATGAAACTTTTGTTCGTTCGATTGCAACACCAAAAGAGTCGAATCCAGTTCAGCCGCATCCAATGAAATCAGGACAGGTGGCGCTCTCTCTTTGACGCTGCCGCCATTTTGTCGCCATCGTTAAAAAACAGTGCTTCTAACATCATGATTTTAAACATCTTAAATTTCAGGCAACAAAAAACCCATCAACCTTGAACCGAAATGGCGGGGTTGATGGGCTCCACAAAATGGGGACATCAAAGAAAAGCAGTGGCACTAATTAAGACTGATGCCCTGCGGAAAAGTTCTGCGGTTGTGCAAAAAAATTTCATTTTCAGGGCAACTTCAGTTTTATCCTAATCCTGGCCATACCATGACGATGATTGTCCCTGCCAGCGTCAGCAGGACGTTGGCGATTGCGTAGGTGCCCGCATAGCCCAGCGCCGGGATGTTACTGCGAGCTGTATCACTGATGATCTCCATTGCCGGCGCGCAGGTGCGTGCGCCCATCATTGCGCCGAACAACAGTGCGCGGTTCATTCGCAATACATAAGCACCGAACAAGAAACAGATAACCACGGGCACCAGACTGACAATCAATCCGGCAATCAACATTTGACCGCCAATTGCGCCCAGGCCGTTATTAATACCGCTACCGGCGCTCAGACCAACGCCTGCCATAAACACCATCAAGCCGAACTCCTTCACCATGCTTAATGCACCCTGCGGAATGTAACCGAAGGTCGGGTGGTTCGCGCGCATAAAGCCCAGCATGATTCCGGCGAATAACAACCCGGCAGCGTTCCCCATGCCGAAACTGAATGTGCTGAACTGGAAGGTGATCATCCCGATCATCAGCCCAATAACAAAGAAGGCGCAGAATGCCAGCAAGTCAGTGACCTGGCTGTGAATCGAGATAAAGCCGATGCGATCGGCGATGGTTTTTACGCGACGGGCATCGCCGCTGACTTGTAAAACGTCACCTTTGTTAAGCACGACGTTGTCATCAATCGGCATCTCAATCTGGCTACGAATGACGCGGTTAAGGAAGCAACCGTGATCGGTCAACTTCAGTTGTGCCAAGCGTTTGCCAACAGCGTTATGGTTTTTAACGACCACTTCTTCAGTGACGATACGCATGTCGAGAAGGTCACGATCGAAAACTTCTTTGCCATTACGGAAACTGGGATCGAGTCGGGCGTGGGCGTCAGGATAGCCTACCAACGCTATTTCATCGCCCATTTGTAGTACGGCATCACCGTCTGGATTTGCCAGAATCCCGTTACGCCGAATACGTTCAATGTAACAGCCAGTTTGTCGATAAATACCCAGTTCACGCAGATTTTTGCCGTCGGTCCAGGCCACCAGCTCCGGGCCGACGCGGTAGGCCCGGATCACCGGTAAATAAACCTTACGGTTGGCATCAGTGTCCAGGCCACGTTCGCGGGCGATTTGCTGGGCGCTGGTCTGTAAGTCCTGATGCTGCAATTTCGGCAAGTAACGCGCACCAACAATCAAACTCACCAGACCGATTAAATAGGTTAAGGCATACCCGAGGCTCAGATTATCCAGTGCCAGTGAGAGCTGCCTGCTTTCCATGCCGGAATGACGCAGTGTATCGCCAGCACCGACCAGAACCGGTGTTGACGTCATAGAGCCTGCTAACATACCGGCCGTCAGGCCAATATCCCAGCCAAACAGCTTACCTAACCCTAAGGCGATCACCAGCGCACTGCCAACCATCACCAGTGCTAACATTAGGTAATTTTTCCCATCGCGAAAAAAAATGGAAAAAAAGTTCGGTCCGGCTTCGACCCCGACGCAGAAAATAAACAGCATAAAGCCAAGATTAAGCGCGTCGGTGTTAATGCTGAAATGTTGTTGGCCTAATAACAGCGATACGACTAAAACGCCAATGGAATTACCCAGTTGGATCGAACCAAGTCGTAACTTTCCGAGACATAGCCCAAGCGCGAGGACCACAAATAATAACAGAATGTAATTCCCATTTAACAATTCGGCGACGTTTATATTCACGGAGGCTAACTTCTTGTTTACTAGTAAGCTGTTGAAAGAAATGGTAATTTACGATAATGTTTTTTACCAGAATTCAGGGCGCAGATTCATTCAGCGCACCTAAACGATAGTAAAGTAACAATATATTTTACTAGTGTAATCACATTAGGTATCAACGGCTATATGAATTGCGTTGGCCTATATTAGCATGGAATGCGAAGCGGCTTTATCTTACTGAACGCCACACTGGCGAAAAATGTGTTCGATAGACGCAGTGTCAGGAGGAACGAGTGAAACATAAACAACGTTGGGCGGGGGCAATCTGCTGTTTTGTCCTCTTCATTGTGGTGTGCCTTTTTCTGGCAACGCACATGAAAGGCGCTTTTCGGGCTGCCGGGCATCCTGAAATCGGCTTGCTGTTTTTCATTCTTCCTGGAGCAGTTGCCAGCTTTTTTTCACAGCGTAGAGAAGTCCTGAAACCTCTGTTTGGCGCAATGCTGGCGGCACCCTGTTCAATGCTTATTATGCGGCTGTTTTTTTCACCGACGCGCTCATTCTGGCAAGAGCTGGCATGGTTATTAAGTGCGGTGTTCTGGTGTGCGCTGGGGGCACTGTGTTTCTTATTTATCAGTAGTTTGTTTAAACCACAGCACAGAAAAAATCAGTAAAGCCCTCAACGTGAGGGCTTGTCAGACGATCAGGCGTCCAGATTCTCTTTCACCCATGCAGCAAAATCGGTATAGCCGCCGATATGTTGCTGATCGACAAAAATCTGCGGCACGGTTTCTACGGGTTTACCTGCCTTTTGTTGTAGATCTTCTTTAGTGATCCCTTCCGCACGAATATCAACATACTGATACTGAAAATCATCGCGTTCATTGCTCAATTTCTCAGCCAGATCTTTTGCACGCACACAGTAAGGGCAACCCGGACGACCAAAAATAACGGTTTGCAT